ACATACGGCATACGGCAGGGCATTGACGACGGATATCTTTCGCCGGTCACGTCAAAGCCAACTGAAACCAAGCAAGACACTTCAAATGTCCCGATGCGAGGGAATGATCTTGCCAAGGGTGCATTGCAGGATGCTGTTGATCGCGACGATTTGAACGGCCGGATTCTTGAAGAGGTTTTCGACACAGAAGGGCAGCGCAGGACAGCACTGTTCTTCTGCGCGGGCGTGAAGCACGCCACAAACGTGCGCGACATGGTTCGCTCAATGGGAAAGTCCTGCGAAGTTTTGCATGGATCCACCCCAAAAAATGAGCGGCGAAAGATTATTGAGGCATGTAAGGCAGGCGAAATCTGGTCAATCAGCAATGACAATGTCATGTCTACGGGAACAAACGTGCCGCGCATTGACCTCATCGTTGATATGGCGGGGACGAAGTCTGCGAGCCGATACGTCCAGCGTGTTGGGCGCGGTACCCGCGTGCTTTACCCGCCGCGATTTGATCCCGAAGCGGTGGGGCCGGAAGAACGCCGAGCGGCTATTGCGGGTTATCTAAAGCCAAACTGCCGTTACATGGATTTTGCGGGCAATGTCGCAGAGCACGGTCCGGTAGATATGATCGAGCCGCGCAAGCCGACAAAAGGCGACGGTGAAGCCCCAATCAAGGTCTGCCCGACCTGCAACGAGCAACTGCATGCTTCATTGCGCATTTGCTGGTGTTGCGGCCACGAGTTTGAATTCGATGAAACGCCGAAGCTGCAAAGCCACGCAACTGACGCGCCGATTGTGAGCGTTGCTGTTCCGGAGACGCGGGAAGTTACACGCCGCACCTTCGCATACCATGAAGGCAAGGGCGGTAAGCAGGACAGCGTGAAGGTGTCTTACTGGGTTGGCATGTCGCCAATCAACGAATGGCTAGGCCCCGCGCACACCGGTTTCTTTAAGTCGAAATCGGACAGGTGGTGGCGAAAGCACGGCGGACAGGCGCCATTCCCGAAAACTGTGCTCGAATTCATGGAGCGTCAGAATGAATTGCTGCCGACCGCCGAGATCGTGGTCAAGCCGAACGGCAAATACTGGGAAGTGGTCGATGCCATTGCGGGAGCTGCAAATGACAACGTGCCAGAGGCGAGCAACGACAACATATCAGCCGGCCTGGCTGAAATGTTGGCAGACGACATACCATTTTGACAACCCGTTAACGGGATGCGCCGCGAGGCGTGTTAACTTACCCACCGCTGATTATCGCAGCAAAACCAACCACCAAAAACACGAGGAGAAGTATGAGTAAAATTATACGAAGAAAATTCAAGCCAGCCAAAAACGAAACACCGGAAACGGCAATCGAGACGTTAGAGTACATGAGCGAGTGGCTTTCGTATTCACCTGAAAATGGGCTGTTCAGGTGGAAGAAAGACGTCAATTCAAAAACAAAGCGCAACGATATCGCTGGCTCGGTGAATGACAGAGGATACAGAACAATATGCTTGAACTATAAAGTGCGTCGGGCACACAGGCTTGCATGGTTATACGTGACCGGAGAGTGGCCAGATGAAGATATTGATCACATTAATGGTGATAGGGACGATAACAGAATAGACAATCTGAGGCCTGCAACACGCACTTTGAATAATGCTAACTCCAAGACACGGGATAGCACTCAGGCAGGCTATAAAGGTGTGGCTCTTAATAAACGAACCGGTAAGTGGTTTGCCAGAATTAACAATCAAGGGCAACACCAGCATCTTGGCACATTTGAAAGTGCCGTGGAAGCGCACGCAGCATATGCGCAGGCTGCCAATGAGAATTTTGGTCCATTTGCGAGGGCGTCATGATGGGGAAATACGTATCAATTGATGCTATTAACGTAGCCAATGAAATTTCATTATTAGTAGAGATGTATCCAGAATTACAGGACGATGAAGATTTACGCTCTGATATGCTTGAGGGCAACACATCTTTACACGACGTTCTATCCAGAATCGTAGCAATCGAGCGCGATGCAAACAGCATGGTACTGGCCATCGGCGAACGCGCCAAGGAATTGGCCGTGCGCAAAGATCGATACGCCAGACGCAAGGACGCAATGCGGGCCTTGTTGCTGCGTCTGTTGAAGGCTGCCGACCTGAATAAGGTCAGCCTGCCGGAGGCGACCGTGAGTATCGGTAAGGGCCGCGCAGGCGTTGAGATTGTGGACGAAAGCCTGCTGCCCGATAATGTCGTGAAGCTAAAGCGCGAGCCGGACAAGACGGCGATAAAGGCGGCGCTGGATGCCGGTCAGGAAGTTCCCGGCGCGGCATTGAAGGTTGGTAATGAGACGATCACCTTGAGGGCGGCGTGATGCACAATCCGGCATAATATACCGGCCTTGATGCAGCATACTGCATTGCACCTCCCCGCCAGCCACCAACTGGCGGGTTACCACCACGAAACACGAGGAGATGAGGATGGACGCCTACGCGCGTTTCCTGCAAGGGAAGGCCATTGCCGACCCCGTGACGGGAATGATTGACATTCCAGAACTAAGCCAGATGCTCAAGCCTCACCAGAACGATATCGTGCGGTGGGCTTTGCGTCGCGGGCGTGCCGCGATCTTCGCAGGCACGGGTCTCGGCAAGACATTGATGGAACTGACGTGGGCCGAGAAGGTGAATGCCTTCACAGGGAAGCCCACACTGATTTTCGCGCCGCTGGCCGTTGCTGAGCAGCACATCATGGAAGCCGACAAGTTCGGGATCGCGGTTAACCTGGTGAGTTTTCACCCGGATGAGGGCTGGGGCGTCAATGTCTCCAACTACCAAAAGATGGATCATTTCGATCTGTCCAGGTTCGGCGGCGTTGTGCTCGACGAAAGCAGCATCCTGAAAAGCACGGACGGCAAATACCGCAATCGGCTGATCGAGGAATGCTCGACCATTCCTTTCCGCCTGGCCGCAACGGCGACGCCAGCACCGAATGATTTCATGGAACTTGGCAACCATGCCGAATTTCTCGGGGTGATGTCCTACACCGACATGCTTGCGACGTTCTTCACCCATGACGGCGGCGAGACACAGAAATGGCGCCTCAAGGGCCATGCTGAAACCGAATTCTGGAAATGGATGGCGTCTTGGTCGGTCATGCTGCGCAAGCCGTCCGACCTTGGATATGACAACGAAGGCTACGACCTTCCGCCGCTGATCTATCATCAGCATACGGTGAAAGTTGAATATGCGCCGAGCCTTGAGACTGGCTTACTTTTCCCGATGGAAGCCCGCACGATGCAGGAACGTATCTCGGCGCGAAAAGATAGCGTCGGTGAGCGCGTTGCTCTGGCCGCCAGTCTGACGCCGAATGACAAGCCTTTCGTGTGGTGGTGCAATCTGAATAGCGAGGCCGACGCGCTCACCAAGGCAATCGACGGCGCCGTCAATCTGTCTGGATCTGACAAGGACGATGATAAGCGCCGAAAGTTGGTCGATTTCTCGAATGGCAAGATCCGCGTTCTGATCACCAAGCCTTCAATCGCCGGTTTCGGGATGAACTGGCAGCATTGCGCCGACACGGGTTTCGTTGGCCTGAATGACAGCTTCGAGCAGATCTTCCAAGCCGTTCGTCGCTTCTGGCGGTTCGGTCAGACCAAGCCTGTGAACGTCCATTTTATCGCGGCAGAAACCGAAGGCGCGATCGTCGCCAACCTGCGCCGCAAGGAAGCCGACGCCGAACGAATGGCTGCGGCGATGGTCATGCATATGGCCGATCTATCCAGCGAGGCTGTTCGGGGCGCTGTACGCGACAAGCCGAACTACAACCCGCAACAGCCTATGCAAATACCGGCGTGGCTCACCACCAACGCCGTAGCCCACTGACCGACACGAGGAGAATTTCATGAGCAAGAGACTTACCGACCAATCTATCGAAACGAAAACCGCCGCGGTGAAAGCCGTCAGCCAAGTCGTCACTGAAAATTACGCCATCTACGAAGGCGACGCTTGCGAGCTCATTCGTGGAGTGCCGACGGGAACGGTGCATTTCGGCATCCATAGCCCGCCTTTCGAGGGGCTTTATCGGTTCAGCAATTCCGATCGCGACATCAGCAACAACGATGGCGATGGGTTCTGGGAGCACTACGCCTACCTGATCCAAGAATTGCTACGCGTGACCATGCCGGGCAGAATCCACGCAGTGCATTGCATGCAGTTGCCAACCAGCAAGATCAGACATGGCCATATCGGCATGCGCGATTTCCGCGGTGAAGTGGTGCGCGCCTACGAGGATGCGGGCTGGATATTCCATAGCGAAGTTTGCATCTGGAAAGATCCAGTTGTCGCGCAGCAGCGCACGAAATCCATCCGTCTTCTGCATAAGCAGATCACCAAGGATAGCACGATCAGCGGTCAGGGACTTGCTGACTATATGCTGATGTTCCGCAAGCCGGGCGATAATCCTGACCCGGTTGATGGCATGTTCGATCGTTATGTCGGCTATGGCAACGAACCGACGGCATTGGCTGACCGGCTGGCATCTGGCGAAGATCGGGCGAGGGCTGAGAAATGGTTCTCGATTGAAGTCTGGCAGCGTTATGCATCGCCGGTCTGGATGGACATTAACCAGACACGCACCCTGCAATATCGGTCGGCGCGCGACGAGAAGGACGAGCAGCATATTTCGCCTTTGCAGTTGGACGTTATCGAGCGTTGCATCGAGTTGTGGAGTAATCCCGGCGACGTCGTGCTGACGCCATTTCTCGGTATCGGTAGCGAGGTATACGGCGCGGTTTCTGCCGGGCGTAAGGGTATCGGGTTCGAGCTAAAGCCGTCCTACTTTTCGCAGGCTGTTAGGAACATCGCGGCTTTGGATAATACGCAAGACAGCATCTTTGACGCCGCCAACGACAACTGCGCGGAGACTGCAAATGCAGCCTGACGATGTGTGTGCTGTTTGCCAGAGACACGCCGTAGGCCTCGGCGTGCAAGCAGACCGCGAGCCGATCCGATGGCTATGCAAGGAATGCGCCGACATTGCCGAGCATATCCGGCATCGGCGGCGATTGGATCCTTACGAACTGCGCGCTCTTGATACCGGCGTGGAGGCGGTTGGGGAGTATTTGCAGTCCATCCAAAAGACCGACCTTAAGGAAATGGACGAACTGGAAGCGCGCATGCTGGTCAAAGCCGCGTGGGAAGGGTGCGGGCGAGGGATGCGGGAAGCGTTGAAGGAGGCGCCGTTTTAGTCGTTGTTCAGTATTGTAGGTGCCTCGTCAGGCCGGTAGATCGGGTTTACAATTCCGCTATTCTGCTTGAAATATTCTTTCAGGATATCTTGGAGCGGTTCATTACGAGAAGACAATCCCAGTGGTTTCGAAGAAAATGATACCGTCCCACTTTCAGCCCACTGTTCACCCATATCCGGATTTATTACGACGCCGGAGTACTTGTTTAGTAGTGAAACAGCGAATTTGCGGCTCTCACGAGTTTTATCACTGACCTCGCCACCAAGAATATTTAAAGCGAGCTTCACTAACTCAATATCTGATTGCCGATCAGTGGTTGCCTTCTGCATTTCTGCAATTTGAGTATTTGAATTGGCGGACGAAATTGCAGATTCAGCCGCCGCCATTCTGGACTGATAAGCAGAATACGCGGAAGCAAAAGCCGCAATTAAAGCAGCTATCACAGTAATAGTATTTCCACCCATAAGCCCCTCGCTGAATGGAGTAAGAATGATCACATTTTTATCGTTGGTTCTCGCCGAGAAGCAAGAACAAATAACCGGGCGGTCAGGTGCAGTGCAGCCATGACAGCTTACTACAACGAGTTTGACCCGAAAGCGGCGGCTTGGTTGCGCGAGCTAATCAAGGCTGGCCACATCGCACCGGGAGATGTTGATGAACGTTCAATTGTCGATATTCGACCTTCCGACCTTATCGGATACACGCAATGCCATTTCTTCGCCGGGATCGGCGTCTGGTCATACGCGCTCCGCCGAGCAGGATGGCCAGACGACCGCCCCGTCTGGACCGGGTCCTGCCCATGCCAGCCTTTCAGCGCGGCAGGCAAAGGAGCAGGGTTTACTGACGAGCGGCACCTATGGCCGCACTTCCACTGGCTTATTGAAAACTGCCGCCCTCCAG